CATGTGGATCGTGACCTCTTGCGCGGCGATGCCAGGGCTAAAATAGCCAGCCATCACCGCAGCCCATACGCAAAAAATCAACGCTTTCATTTAGACTTCCTCTTTTTCTGGGACAGCTTCAGCTCGGCGATTTCCCTTTCGATCTCCCTGATCCGTTTCTTTTCCGCAGCAATGCCGAAAATCTCCGCCTTCGACGGCTCGTCTAACTCATTGAACAATGCCAGCAGCGCTTCCTCGCGCGGGTGGCGCTTGCGTGCTTCTGCAATAGCAATCGGTTCGGCGGGCGTTGCCGGTTCATAGGCCGCGCCGGGCCTGCGCATTGGCCCATCGCCGGTCAGCAGCCAGTCCAGCGACAGGCCGCGTTCTTCGGCTAGGCTTACACATAATGGGTAAGGCACCGAGTCACGCGAACGCCAATTGCCCCACGTTGCGCGAGGCACAGCAAGCATTTTTGCCGCATCGGTATCGTTTTCAGCGCCTATGGCCTCTGCAATCCGATCCAAAACAGCGCACGCAGATTTTTTACACAATTTGGGTTACACCCCGTTGCAATTACCCAAAACGAACAATAAAATACATCCAACCCAAGGCTACCACCAATAGGGCCAAAAAAAAACGTAACTATTACCCGTCCCTAGCGGGATGGGCCAGCCACGGAAAACACCCCATGCAGACGCAAGCCAAAACCAGCGAAAAGACGCGCCGCTTCAAGCGCCGCCCGCCGACATCGGCGATCCACCCCGCCGACCTCAAGGCTCTGATCGCCAAGGCCGGCACCAGCCAAGCCCAGATCGCACACCAGATTGGCGTGAGCGACTCGACCATGAGTAACGTCATTTGCGGGCGCGGCAACTCGCGCAAGGTCGCCTCCGCCATCGCCAAAGCGGTCGGCAAAACGCTCGATGAGCTATGGCCGGGCCGCTACCCGCCTGCCAAATAAGTGCAAGTTTACACCACCATATAAAACAGGAAAAACCCATGGCCCTCGACACGGCAGTAACCACCAGATTTTTTACCAATTTATGCGAGACGCATCCCACCGTTGCCCACATGCTAATGATGAATATCTTGTCGGCCCCGACGGGCGGCGTGTCTATCGTCCTGCCCTGTCTAGTGCAGGAAAAGGACATTGGCCCGTTTTATCGAGAGCAGCAACGCATGGCGGCTGATTACATATTCAGCAAGGGGCCTCGCTCATGAAGCCGGGAAAATTAGCCACCAGCCCGGTGGCAAACGAGACAGCCGGAAACGCCTTGGTCGTCGCCGATCAAGCCGCCCAAACCATCGCGCCGGAAGCCGTTGAGCTTTTGAAGATGGTGGGCCGCATTGAAATGGCCGGATTTTTTCTTACGGTGGGAGAGCGGGCGATTGTTGAGACTTACATAAAGATAAAGGAAACAAAGGCTTGGTTAGGTCTTGAGTACGTTGATGATTGCGGAAATGTCTTACGTGTAAGAACTTTGGACGAGTTTTGCAGACATTATCTGAAAAAATCCTACGTCCGTTGCCAAGCATTGGTGGGTAATTACCACCTTCTTGGCCCCGAACTCTACGAACAAGCAGAGCAAATAGGTCTACGCCAGCGCGACTACGACGCCATCAAGGCGTTGCCCGCCGACGACCAGGCTATCATCAAAAACGCCATCGCCACCGAGGACAAGGCGCAAATCATCACCTTGCTACAAGAAATGGCGATCCAGCACGGCCAAGAAAAACAAGCCGCCCAAGCCGAAAAAAAGCAGCTCGCCACGGAAAAGGAAGAGACCGAAAAGCAGCTACAAGCCTCCCGCGCCCGCGTCGAAGTATCCCTAAAGCAAATCGCCGAGCTAGACGAAAAGCTCGAAATCAAAAAGCTCACCGTCCCCGACCCCGACGAACAAGGCCGCGACATGCGCATGAAACTGATGAATTTCATGTATGACAACCAACGCGCCGCCGTCCGCGTCGCCATCCGCTCTCATGTGCAATACCTGCTCGAACACGGCGACGCCCACGGCGTCGACCACAGGCATTACATCGCGGGGCTGTTTGTTGAAGTGGAGCGCGAATACCAAATGCTGCGCGACGCCTTCGACATCCCCGCCGCCCCGTCCCCCGACGTGGCGCCGGAATGGCTGCGCGACTACACCGCCGAGATTGAAGGGGTGCGGTCATGAGCCAAATAATTGCAGAATTCGGCCTGCCGCCCACGTTTCCCCGCGCCTTGGTGCCGAGTGAATTTCGGTTATTTGTCCAAACATGGGAGGGCGGCAATTTTAAAGACGCCATCGCTGACGCCACCCGCGCGGGTTTTGGCCCGATCATTGAACCGCTGCCGCATATTCAATGCCCACAGGCCGGGCAGGTGCTTGGATTTGGATTGACCATTGCGGGCTTGTGCGTGCCGTTCATGGTGCGCGTTGTGGGGGCCGAATCATGAACCACCTAAACCGAGCCATCAACGCCCTAGACGCCGCCGTACAACACGGTGCCGACCTAGCCTGCGGCCTAATCCTCCGCGCCTACAGCCTGCTGGCGTGGCTGCTGCATCTGCCATCACAGGGATCCTAGCCCATGTCCGCCGCCCCCCAATACGACTATCTAGTGGACGTGGCCCGCGCCGCCGCCGAGGCGGGGCATGGCAAAAAAGGCGCGATCTACGCCAGCGCCGTCCAGCACCTTGGAATCAGTAAATCCGAGTTGCACACCCGGCTGAACGAGGTCACCGTCCGCAAACAGCGCAAGCAACGGAGTGACGCCGGCAGCACCGCCGTCACCTACGACGAGGCGTTTATGATCTCGTGCTACCTCAACGAGCATATACGCCGCAACGGCAAACGCATCAAATCGACCGAGCAAGCCGTGGACGAACTGCGGGCGAACGACAAAATCAGCGCCGCCCGCGTGGACAAAAAAACCGGCGAACTCAAACCCCTCTCGACCAGCGCCATTCTCCGCGCCCTCAGCCATTACAAGCTCCACCCCGGCCAAATCGCCGAACCTGACCCGGTGCAAGCCCTCTCAAGCCCGCACCCGAATTGGTGCTGGCAAATCGACGCCTCGCTGTGCGTCATCTTCAAGATGCCGGTACGGGGCCGTCGCATCGAGGAGCTGCGCGGGCAGGACGCCTACAAAAACAAGCTCCAACACTTGGCGAAAATCGAGCATCTGCTCGTCCAGCGCTACCTGATCACCGACCACGCCAGCGGCGCCATGTCCGTCTATTTCGCGCTAGGCGGAGAGTCGGTGGAGGGCTTGGTCAACACGCTGATCCACACGTTTATCGAGCGCCCCGGCTTCCCGCTTTACGGAGCGCCGAACATCCTCATGCTCGACCAAGCCAGCGCCAACCGCTCGGCGATGGTGCGTAACCTTTGTCGGTCGCTGGGCATCGAACTGAGCTACACGATGCCCGGCAACCCGCGCAGCAAAGGTCAGGTGGAGGGGGCGCACAACCTGTTTGAAACCGGCTTCGAGTCTGGCCTGCGGTTGGCCCCGGAAATCTCCACCACCGACCAGCTACAGGCGCTGGCTGATAAATGGATTCATTGGTTCAACGGCGCGAGGCCGCATTCGCGCCATGGGATGACCCGTTACGAGGCATGGCAACTCATCACCGGCACGCAACTGCGCCGCGTCGACGGCGACGCCAAAATGCTCCGCCTGCTGGCCCGCTCGGAACCCAAAACCCCCAAAGTCACGCCGTACCTGACGGTCGATTTTTTGGGCGATGAATACGACGTGTCACAAGTGCCTGACGTGATTGTTGGGCAAAAACTGCCCGTTTGCCGCTGCGGATTCGACGCCGAACAGGCCATTGTGGTGCGCGTTGATGCGGCCGGCCACGAAACCTTCCACTTGATCCCGCAAAAAAAACGCGAGGGCGATTTCAGCTTTTACGCCGGCGCGGCGGTCATCGGCCGGGAGTTCAAGCGATTTGAGGACACCCCCGTCCAGACGGCAAAAAAGCAAATGCAAATGGCCGCGACTGGCACCGACACGCTCAAAGACGCCGCCAAGGTGCGCAAAACCAGCGCTGCGCCTTTCAATGGTGAGATCAACCCACTCAAGACTGCCGAGGAATACAGGCACCCCGCCTGGCTACCCAAACGCGGCGAGGTCATCGACACACCCAAGCCGATCCTCGCGCCGCAGCGCTTGTCGCAGTTCGACTTTATCGACCGCCTAGCCGGCCATATGGGCAAGCGCTGGAACCCCGAATTCACCCCGCGCATCCGGGCCATGTACCCGGACGGCGGGCTAGTGGATGACATCCCCGCGCTGGCCGAACGCCTGACCGGGGCCAACCCACCCGCCGAGCGGCCCGCGCTGCGCGTCGTCGGCGCATAACCGGAGGTAGACATGTACAAAAAATGGACACAGGCCGAAAAAGACCACCTGCGCGAGCATTACGCGATGGCGTTTTTGGATGAGCTAATGGCGGCACTAAGCCGCAGCGGCAAGGCGATACAACTGCAAGCCCAGCGCATGGGCCTTAAAAAATCCCCCGCCTTTTTTAGCGAGCGCTGCAACGGACGCCAAACCTCGGGCAAATTTAAACCCGGCCATGCCACCTGGAATAAAGGCAAAAAGGGGATTGACATAGGCGGCAAAATAAGCCAATTCAAGGCCGGCAATACCCCGCACAATGCCGCCCCGGTGGGCACCATCGTCAAGGCAAAGCAGCCAGATCGCGGCGAGGCGTATTACTGGAAAATCAAAATCGCCGACCCAAACCGCTGGCAATTCCTGCACCGGAAAAACTGGGAGGACGCCCACGGCCCCATCTCGCCCGGCTTTGTCGTCTGCTTCCGCGACGGCAATAGTGACAACTGCGCCCTGGAGAACCTAGAGCTAGTTGGCCGGGGCGAACTGACCACCCGCAACCGCTGGCCCGGCTGGCGCGACGTGCCGGACGAGCTAAAGCCCGCCATCACCCTACGCAACCAACTGAAAACCGCATTAAGGAGACCTAGAAATGACAAGACCCTACACAGCCAGTGACCTGCGCGACGACCTCAGCGAAATATTGGGCAAGCTGAAAGACGCCGGGCCGGACGACAAGCACGTCCGCGCCAACGCCGAAGCGGCGGCCAAAATCGCCTCGCAAATAATCAGCAGCGCCCGCGCCGAGACCGAGGCGCAGCACAAGCTCAACCCCGATGGCAAACACACGCCGATGGGCTTTTTGCAAATCACCGGGGGCGAAAAATGACCGGGCTTGCCGCCCTCATCCAACAGCACGGCATCAAAGCGGCCGACCTCCGCCGCGCCACCGCGCAAGCGGGCCGAAGATCCGGCCAGCCGCTCTCGGCGGCGGCCATGTCCGACCTCATCAACCATGGCCGCTGGCCCAAAGAGACCCCTGAGGAGGCATTAAAACAGCAGATTGAAAATTACTTGACCGGCGCGGGCATAAGCCCGGCCCAACTGACAGGACTGTGGACAGAGGCGGCAACCCCCGCCCACAGCGAAACGAAACGCCCCGGAAAAGACGGGGCCAAACACAAACAGGCAGAAATCATGATACCGCCCGCAGAGATTTTAACCCAAGACGCCAGGAAAGCGTTCAAACTCAAATTCAACCCGTTTGAAGGGTTGCCCAAAAACCCCGGCGACTACTACGTCACCGACAACATGCGATTTGCTAAAGAGGCCATCAACGAGGCGGCTGATTTGAGTGTCCTTCGCGCCATCGTTGGCGAATCAGGCAGCGGGAAAACCGCGATTAAGCGGATGTTTAAGTGGGATATGGACAGCAAAACCACGCTGATTGAGGTGCTGGTGACGAACATGAGCGACACCGACAAGCGCGGCGGGCGCGTCATGCCCTCCGCGCAAATCCACACCACCATTATTCGCCGGTTGGCCGGGGAAAATGCCCGCGTCAAAGCGGACAGCCACGATAGACAGATGCAGTGCCGCTTATTGCTGCAATCAGAGTCCGAGAGTGGGCGAAAAATCGTCCTAATCATCGACGAGGCGCATGATCTGCACGGCAATGTCATTGCACATTTAAAGCGCATCCATGAATTGTCGGACGAATCGTTCGGGATGGTGCTAATCGGCCAGCCGCGCCTAGCCGCCAAGCTCACCCCGCGCCTATCGCCGGAAATCAAAGAGGCCGGGCAGCGCATCCCCATCGAAACCCTCAAGCCCTTAGACGTGGACGAAATCGCGGGCTATCTCGACAAGCGCCTGCTTCGCGTCGGCGCCACGTTCGGCGCCGTGTTCAGCGATGACGCCCCGGCGGCGTTCGCGGAGCATTTGACGCGCCGCGAACAGCAGGGCCGAGGCCCCGCCGTCGCCGTGTTGGAAACCTACCCGCTGGCGGTCGGCAATCTGGCCGTGTGGGCCATCAACCATGCGGCCTCACGCGGATTCGACCGCGTGACGCCGGACATCATCAAAGCCGCCGCCGCGAAAAGCGCGGCGGCGCGGGGGGTGTGAGATGGATATGCAAGAGCTAGAAGATGAAATTGGGGAATTATTGGAGAGGTTTTGGCGGGCAAACCCGCCAGATACTCATATGCAAATCAATGTCACCGCCTGGTCAACCGCGAAAGTAAAGCTAGATGGAAAGCTGGAAATAAACACCAATATTGACATCGACAAGGAGGAGCTATGACCAAATCCCAGCTTATCGGCCTGCTAATCCACTACCCCGACGACACCGACATCACCGTCCGCGTCGCCTACCGGGGTGACGCCGGACTCATGAAATCCCCGGCCATGACCCTGCTGACGATAGACGACGAACCCGACAGCGCCTGCCTGATCGCAGACGGCCTAGACCAACACGATGACGACGAGGACACCCACGCATGAACGCCACAGCCCAAACTAAACCGACGACCAACCTATGCTGGCGGCCATTTAAAACCCGCGTCGGCGTATTCCCCACGCTCGACACCGCCTTTGATGACATCGACGACGCCGCTAACTGGTTCCGCAAGCGCGGCATCCCGTTTAAATTCAGCGGCTACCGCCGTTTAGAACGCGAGCGGCCCATCGTCTACGTGGAGCATGTGCCGCAACTGGACGGCCTAGGCCGGTCGCTAGGCGTCACCGAGCGAGGCGCAGGCGAACGATTCCGACTGGATCTGTCGGGCCTGTCGCTGCGCTGGGTAAAGCCGCTGGCGGCGGAGGCGGTGTGCAGCGGTGGCGGTGGCGGCAAGACCCCGGCCCCCAGCATGTACCAAACTCCAGCCCAATTCATGCCGAAGCCGCGTGGCCTCATGGCCTGGGCGCTAAAACTCATCAACGCTGTCACCGGGGAGGTGCGCCATGGCTAGAGCATCGCTAATTTTTGAGGACGGCCCGGACGGCGAAATGCACTGCTATGTGGACATCCCCGACGCCACGCCGAACACGCACTGGACGGCGCTTGCCGCCGCCGCGCTACATGAGGCGATCCACCACGGCGAGGAATTAGTCCTGGTCAGCCTGCCCTTGCGCAGGACTCAGGACGGCACCGCGCTGTCCATCATCCGCGCCGCAGCGGCGGAGGTGGCCCATGCCGACGATTGACGCCATCGCCGCCTTCGCCGCCGGCGCATTCAGCTATTGCATCATTGAGGCGGTCATCCACACCGGCGGCAACTGGCTAGACCGCGCCCTATACGGCGCGGAGCCTGCCGTCGAAATGGACAGGGAGGATTTTATCGACCTACTAACCGGCGGCATCGACTACGGCAACCGACTGCCGTTTGATGCCAATTTTAACGAGGCGGCAAACGACTACCTAGACGACCTAATCCAGCACGGCGAACTGCCGCCCTGCCTAGCCAAACCCGCCCAACCCACGGAGACCGCCCATGACTGAACCCACCAAACCCCAAGCCCCCGAATGGCTAGTCAACGCTACCGGCGCGAAATGCCACCGCGACACTATCCCCGCGATACGTTTAACCGAGGATCAACTGGTGCGCGACCACCACGCACGTGCCGAGGCGCTGAGCGCCTATGTGCGGGCAGAAAAAGAGGCGATGTTTGCCGATGTTGAGGCGTTCCGGAAGCTCCAGATGGAACTTTACGGCGTCCCTCAAACCTCCGGCGAGCAGCGCGGCTTCGCCAACCTCTCAAGCTTCGACGGCAGCAAAACCCTCCAGATCGCCGACGCGACGACGATGTATTTCGGCAGTGAGTTGGACGCGGTAAAAAAGTTACTGGAGGGGTTCTTGGAGCGCAAAGGCAAGGGCATCGACCCCATCGTCCACAGCATGGCCATGGCCTCGTTCCAAAAAAACCGCAATGACGACGTGCAGCCCGACAAGGTGTGGGCGCTGACCAAAATCGACGGCTCAGGCACTGAGGACGAGGACTGGCAAAACATCATCCGAGCCATCCGCGACGCGGTGCGCTACCGCTTGACCAACACCCACATGCGGTTCCACCGACTCGTAAATGGCAAACGGGAACAGATACCGCTGGATTTTTCAAAAATGGAGCGGCGCAATGATGAACCCGTCTGACCTGATCGCCCTACGCAAACGCTATGCCGACCTAATCCTGTCGGCCAACCGCTACCAGGAATCCGCCGACCATTCCGACACCCAAACAGGCCGCGCCCGCGACCTGCAATATGCCCGCGAGGCGCGGACGGCGGCGGCGCTGGCGTGGGCCGAATACGAGGCCGCGTTTACCGGCCAGCCCGCCCCGCGCTGCCCGGAATGCTGCGAGCTGTTGGATATGGCGGCCCCGGCTAATCAGGGCATGTTTTTCCTCAACATGGGCCGGAATGGCCTGCTGGTCATCGACGGCCAGCCTTGCGGCCACAGCTACCTAGCCAAACCCACGATCACCGTCACATGGGGTACACAGGGAGTGGACGATGGCCGCTAAATCCGCCCACAAAGCCCCCAAGGCCGACCTGTCCGAGGCCGAACAACTGCGCCATTCCCGCATGAGCGCCATAGCCATCATGCAAAAGCAGCTAGGCATCGAAACCGACAACCTGCGCTGCCTGATGCTCAACACCGTCGGCAAATCCTCCCGGACGGAGATGGACTTGCACGAGCTGACCAAGGTGCGCGACGCGCTAGTCGCCAAGGGCGGCAAGCTCACCGCCCCCGGCGGCAAAGCGCTGGCGAAGAACGCCGACGGCCAGGAGCGTAAACTTCGCGCCTTGTGGCTGCGCGGCGCGGAGCTAGGCATCCTCCGCGAAAGCTCCGACGCCGCGCTGTGTTCGTGGGCGGCAAACAGCCGCTCGCCGAATGTCACGGTGCTGCTGTCCTCGCTCACTAGCCGCCAAATGCACGACGCCATCGAGCGGCTAAAAGCGTGGCTCAGCCGCGAGATCAAGCAAGGCGAGCTAGTGTGCGACGACGGCCACGTCTACCGCGTGCTAGACCACCACGTCGCGCCCGTCATCGAACGCGCCAAAATGCAATGCCCACACATGGCCCACGACGAATGCCCCAGCCTGATCGCGCTGATGCGCTGGCGCAAGGCGGCGGGATGACCCCGGAAACCGCCGCGCAACTCAACTGGTGGCTCATGCCGGAGGAGCTGCAAACCATCAAAACGCTGTGCGGCGCGGACGTGGCGCTCGCCCTGGTCGAACATTGCGACGGCCAGCGCGTGTGGGTGCCACGCGCCGACTGGTTGCCGATAGACGACCCGCGCAACCCGCTGTCACTGCTCCCGGTGGACATGGCCCGCCGTCTAGCCGCCCACTACCACGGCTGGCTACACGTCCCCCGAGCCTACCACGCACTGTTAAAGGTGCGGAATGACGCGATCCGCGCCAGCCACCGGGCGAAAGTGCCGACGGGCCGGCTCGCTCAGCAGTACGGCTTGACCGAGCGCATGATCTGGTACATAGTAGGTCCATCCCCGCCGGATGCCCGGCAAGAGTCATTATTTTGAAGCCAAAAAACGGCGCTGAAACCTTTCAGCGCCGTTTTTTTTTGGCCGCCGTTTAGACTAACGCCGCACTGATGAAGTGAACCCCATGCCACCCAACCCCGAGGAAGCTCATGTCAAAACCCGATTTGTCCCCGCTCCACAATGAAGTCGAATCCACCAAGGGCGTCATCGCCTCCGCCATCGCCCTGATCAACGGCATTGCCGCCAAGCTGCGCGAAGCGCTGGCCGGTGACGACGTAAGCGGCGAGGTGTCCGCCATTGCCGCCGAGTTGGAAGCCGCGAAAACCGCGCTGGCCGAAGCCGTCGCTGCCAACAGCCCCGCCGAAGCCCCCGCCGTCGCCGAATAACAGGAGCCATGATACTAAAACCCCGTTTCCCGCTTGCGTTCCCCTTGGCGCTGTTTTTAGCCGGCCTGTCCTCGCTGTTTTGGGTCGGCCCCATCTTCGCCTACCCGCTGGACCATTACGTTGCCGCCGTTGCGGTGACGCCGCCGCCGGTCATGCCGCTGCCGGTCGCCCAGCCGCCCGCGCCCTGTTTGCAAAAGCCGGTCGCGTTCGTGGTTGACCGCCAGCGCGAATGGCTAGTCGCCAAGCGCAGCCGCGCGATTTAACCCATCGCCGCGCCCTTAACGGGGCGCGGCCATACGCGAGACGCAAACCTATGGCCGCAGTGATCCCGTTTTTTGAGCAAATGCTCACCGGCAAGGACAACCAAACCGCCGACGTGGCCCGTGTGCTGGGGGTCGTCGTAGTGTTGACCGCGCTGGGATTGGAGATTTATAGCGTCATCGTGCGGGGAGCGGCGTTCGATTTGACCGCGTTTGGCGTCGGCATGGGCGGGCTGCTAGTGTCCGTCGGCGCTTTTATCAGGCTCAAATCAAACACCGAACCGGAGCCGAAAGCATGAATTTTGCCATTACCGAACCGCTGACCGAAGCCGCTGACATCGGCGAGCAGGCGGCGCATGTGGCCGACATGCTACAGCGCGTCGCGCTGGCTGAACACGCCGGCCACCGCGAAACGGGCCGGCAGATTCGCGTCGGCGGCGTCGTGTATTGCGTCGATTGTGACGCGCCCATCCCCGAGCGCCGCCTAGCCGCCAACCCGTCCGCGTTTCGCTGCATCTATTGCCAGCGCGATGCCGACGGCACGCGCATTGCCGGGAGGGCGTGATGGATTACCAAGCCGCCGGTTTTTGGCTCTCCTGCGCGGCGTTGCTGCTGTCATTAGTGGCAATGGTCTGCGCGGCGGTCGTCTGGTTTAACCGCCGCGACCGCGTCACCATCGACGCGATCAATCGCGTTGAAGCTCGCGCCGACACATCCAACGCCGGACTCTCCGCGCGGGTGGTTGACATGGTCAACGCGGCCGAACTGCGGGCCAGCGCCGCCCACGCGGAAACGGCGTCCCGCGTCATTGCCCTAGAGACCGAATTTCGCCATGTGCTAACAACGGAAACCTTGAATGGTGCGCTTAGCGAGCTTTTTGTCCTCGTTAGAGCGTCTGAAGCGAGGCAAGAGAAGTTGGATGCGAAGCTTCAACACGTCGCCGATACGTTAAACACGCTGGTCAATAAAATCATCGACAAGGGGATGGCGGCATGAGCGAATTTGCCAACGATATGAAAAAAGCACTGGACGAACGACGCCGGGCCAATGTTCTAAAATTTTTGAAAAAGCAGCCGCAATATATGGCCGACGCCGAGGCGATCCGGTTAAACCTCAGCATGGAAGGCACTGCGATTAGCCGCGCCACGCTGATCTCGGATTTGATTCGCCTGCGCGATCTAGGTCTGGTGCACGTGTTCGCGGACATCACGGCGGCAAAACTCACCGCTGACGGCCTCGACGTGGCCGACGGCACGACCACCCTGCCGGGCGTCGCCCGTCCGTTGCCGGAGTGATGCCATGGCACTCTTTAATATAGACTTGCTGCGCCAGGTCGCCGAGTATGAAACCCGCCTGCCGTTCCAAACCATCAACCCGGACATCCGCGAACTCGAAAAGCGCAACCTCGTCCACCGCGTCGAATTCGCCGAACCCAACTGCCCGACGCCGCGCACGCTTAGCGGCTGGCGGCCGACCAGCGCCGGCCTGTGTGTCATCAACGCCAACCCCGCCCCCGCCGATGGCCCGCGTGAATAGCATTGATTTGCTGCCCGAAGACGTCCGGGCCGAACTCGCCGCCGGGCTGAAATCCAGCGGCTGGGGCAATATCGACCGCTGGACGGAATGGCTCACCGAGCGCGGCTACGAAATCAGCCGCACCACCGTCGGCAATTTCAATAAAGTCAGCAAAGAGCGTTTTAAGCAAGCTTGGGCGGATGCCGAGCAGACCGCGGCGATGGCGAAGCTGTTGGTCGCCAATAAGGAAAGCGACGGCGGCGCGACCTTGGCCGCGAATGAAATCCTCGCCAGCGATGGCCTGTTGCGGATGCAGCTCATGCTGCGCGACCTAGAAGCGCTGGCGGACGGCATGGAAAGCGCGGAGGACGCGACCGGGCTAAAAATCGAACTGGCGAAGCTGCAAGGCCGGTTTTCGCGCAGCGTTGCCGACCTCAACAAAGCAGGCATCGCCCGCGCCAAGTGGCAAGAGGAAGTCAATAAAAAAATCGAGGCCACCATGGCCCGGCTGGAATCACAAGCCGCCGGCGGTGCAGGTGCAGGCAAATTGGACGCCGACACGCTTGCCGCCGTGCGCCGCGAAATTTACGGACTGGTCGGCTAATGGCCGCCATCGACCTCTATCCGTATCAAAAGCGCTGGTTTGCCGACCCGGCGCGGTTCAAGTTGGGCCGCTTTGCGCGGCAAACCGGTAAAACCTTTACGACCACGCTGGAGCTGGTCGACGACGCATTGCAGGCCGACGCCGGCGGACGCCGCAGCCCGTGGGTCATCCTCTCACGCGGCGAACGGCAAGCCCGCGAGGCGATGGAGGAGGGCGTTTTCCGCCACTTGGAAGCCTATGGCCGCGCCGTCAAAAAATTGGGCGTCGAGGAAATTGACTGGTACGACGCCGACAGCGGGCTAAAACGCAAGGCATTACAGGTCGTCATTTCCAAATTGAACAAAATCACCGCGCTGCCCGCCAACCCGGACACCGCGCGCGGCTTTTCCGCAAACGTGTTTCTGGACGAGTTCTCGTTCCATGCCGACAGCCGCAAAATTTGGACGGCGCTGTTCCCGGTCATTTCCGCCGGCTACAAATTGCGCGTCACCTCCACGCCAAACGGCAAGGGCAATAAATTTTATGACTTGGCGACCGGCCAAGACGACGGTTGGTCGCGGCACACAGTCGACATTTATCAAGCGGTCGCCGACGGCCTGCCCCGCGACATCGCCGAAATGCGCCTTGCGCTCGGCGACGAGGACGCCTGGGCGCAAGAGTTTGAGCTTAAATGGCTAGACGAGGCCAGCGCGTGGCTGTCGTTCGACCTCATCAATAGCTGCGAACACGACCATGCCGGCCTGCCCGAGCATTACGCCGGCGGGCCGTGTTTTGTCGGCGTGGACATCGCGGCCCGAAACGACCTGTTTGTGATTTGGGTCGACGAACAAGTCGGCGACGTGCTGTGGACGCGCGAGGTCATCGCCAAGCGCCGGATCTCGTTTGCTGAACAAGACGGCTTGCTGGATGACGTGTTCGCCCGCTATCGCGTCGTGCGCTGTTGCATGGATCAAACCGGCATGGGCGAAAAGCCCGTCGAGGATGCGATCCGCCGCTACGGCGCAACCCGCGTCGAAGGCGTTTTGTTCACTGGGCCGAATAAGCTGCTACTGGCCACGGCCGGCAAGCAAGCCTTTGAAGATAAAAAAGTTCGCAACCCGGCGGGCGACGCCGAACTGCGTAACGATTTCCACAAACTGAAGAAAGAGACCGGCCCGACCGGGTCGCCGCGCTTTGTCGCCGACTCCGACGCCACCGGCCACGCCGACCGCACCTGGGCGCGATTTTTATCGATCCACGCCGCGCAGGGCGCGAACTACGCCATCGACTATCTACCCCTCCCTGCCAAACAATCAAGCTGGGACGGCGAAGCCAAGCAACCCCATTTTTCCCTGCTGCCTCCCCGCGACGACGGCCCCGCCGTCACCGCCGATGGCGGCTGGTAATAACCAATTGCCGGGCCGCCCCGCCCCGCCCCGGCAACTCTTTTAACGGGGCAATTAACCGGAGAATGACATGGCACAACGATTATTTATTAGCGGCACAACAGAAAGTGAAATTTTAGGCACTACGAGCGTCGTATATGACGCGGCGGTCGCCGCCGAGGTGTTCGCTCAAATTACCTTGCAAATGGCCAACGACCCGGCGGAGCGCGTCCCTGACGCCGCGCTGACGCGGGTAATAGCCTCAGATTTTGGATTTTTGAACGGGTTGACGTATTTCGAGCTGCCACCGTACTGGCTTGAGACGCCTGCCGCCGTTATGGCCGGCACCGACATTGCCGCCATCGAGGATTATTTATTGGCGGCGGGCATCCCGGTCGGTATTAGTGAGGCGCAAACCTATGCGGACATTATCCAGCTAATTGGCGACTGGATAGAGCCCGGCTTTAATGTGGCGACCTGGTAGCCGTGACCCAATACTATATCCCCGCCAGCGGCTCGCCGGGCTCAACCGTCAGCGGCTTAACGCCATTAGGTAATGCCCTCAGTTCGGATTTTACGATCCAAACGGTCGGCGGAAGCTTGGCGATGGAGGCATACCGCTATTTAGCGTCGACCCCAACGTATGGCGCGACATTCGATGTGGTGGACGCCGATGCGCAGCGCGGAGATGTTGAAATATGGGCGCTGTGCTCATCAACGGTGGGCCTGTCGTCGTCGTTTGGCGTGGTGCTAGCCAGGGCCAATGGGGCGCTAGGGGCCGAAACTTTTTATGCGTTGCGTTGGTTGTCGTCGTTGCTGCAAATCGGCAGGCAATCGTCGGGTACGTTCACCACGCTCACCTCTATTTCCGCTAGCCGGGCCAGCAGCACCCGCTATCAGTTCCGATTTCGGATTAATGGCACGACGCTATCGGCAAAATTATGGGTTGACGGGGCGTCCGAGCCGACGACATGGCAGGTGTCGACATCCAACAGCACGATTACCGGCGCGGGGCGGGCGGGGATTTTTTGCCGCGCGATCTATCCCGCCATGGATTATTTTGCGATTGGCATTGGCACCAACGGCGACGCGGCCCCGACCGCGCCGGTCAGTGTGCCGGACTCGCTGATCGCCAGCCCCGGCAGTGTCATCGCCACGGGCAGCGCGGCCATCCTGACCGAGACCGTCGCCGCCCAGCCCGGCGCGGCGGCTTTGACCAGCCGCGCGGCGACGCTCACCGAAAGCCTTGCCGCCCGGCCCGGCGCGGCGGCGTTGACCGGCCAAGCGGCGACGCTCACCGAAGCCCTCGCCGCCCAGCCCGGCGCGGCGGCTTTGACCAGCCGCGCGGCGACGCTCACCGAAAGCCTTGCCGCCCAGCCCGGCGCGGCGGCGTTGACCGGCCACGCGGCGGCGCTAACCGAAAGCCTCGCCGCCCGGCCCGGCGCGGCGGCTTTGACCGGCCAAGCGGCGACGCTAACTGAAAGCCTCGACGCCCAGCCCGGCGCAGCAGCTTTGACCGGCCACGCGGCGACGCTAACCGAAAGCCTCGCCGCGCAGCCCGGCGCGGCGGCACTCACCGGCCATGCGGCGATACTCACCGATGCCATCGCCGCCATCCCCGGCGCGGCCCGGTTTATCGGCGGCATAGCCGTGTTCGGCGGGGCGATTGTCAAAATCGCCCGCTGGGCGGCCACGCTATTAGCCCCGCGCATCCGCGCCAAGATCGACGCCCCGACCGCCGCGCCGCGCATCGAATCTGTGCGCGTCGCCGCGCAAATCTACCCGGACGAGACCTAATGGACATCATCAACGCCAACAGCACGGCCCGGCTAGTGCTGGACTTTATCCAGCCCGGCGGAGCACCGGCGATAGTCGAGTCCGTGCATTATCGGATCGAAGACAGGACGCCAACAAAAACCGGTGAAACCCTGCGCACGGCCACTATCGGCGGCGGCGCGACGGTTGAAATCGCGCTGACGACGGCAGACAACGCCATCACCGCCAGCGGCGAAAACGCCCGCCGCCTCATTTATCGCGCCACTTACAATAGCGGCGCGGATCAAATCACGGGACAGGTGGACTGGCAAGTCCGCCGCTTGTCCACGCTACCCTAACCGAGGCCAGCTATGCCCGCCGCATCCGTCACACTATTCAATCAGTTCAAACTCGACCTAGGCACTAAAAAGCACGACCTCAGCGCCGACACGTTCAAGCTTGCCTTTGTCCCGTCATCGGCGGCGCTCACCGCCGCCACCTCCGACCCGCGCTGGGGCGCAGGCGGCGGCACCAATCTGGCCGCGCTGGAGGTCGCCACCGGCACAGCCTACAGCGCCGGCGGCTTGACGCTCACCGGCGTCGGCTGGACGCTAGTGGCCGGCGTGCCGACCTGGGCGGCGACCGAGGGCACAGTCGCGCAGGACGCGACGAGCGGATTCACTAACGCCCGCTATGCGGTGCTGTACAACAGCACCGACAGCGGCAAACGCGCCGTCGGCTTTATCGACATGCTCAGCGACCGACGCATTGACACCGGGCCGCTCTCGATCTCGACCACCGGCAACGTCGCTTTCACCCTCACCTAAAAGGCCCCGTGATGACCGAGAACCATCTTTTGCTCTGGCTCCCCGCCGTGCTAACCGCCGCCGGCCTAAACGTGCAAACCGTGAAGGGCTGGGAAAAGCGCGGCGGCGCGGGCGTGTTCGGCCCGCTGCGCGGCGTGCTCTGCCACCATACCGCCTCCAACCGCAAAGCGGGCAACATGCCCAGCATCACCATCCTGCGCGACGGACGCCCAGACCTGGCCGGGCCGCTGTGCCAGTTGGGCCTGGCGCGGGACGGCACCTATTTCGTCATCGCCGCCGGCCGCGCCAGCCACGCCGGCGCCGGCGTGTGGAACGGCGTCACCTCCGGCAACAGCCATCTGCTCGGCATCGAGGCCGAAAACGACGGCATCGGCGAACCTTGGCCGGCCGTGCAAATGGACGCCTACCGGCGCGGCGTCGCGGCGATCTGCCACCGCTTAAACCTGCCCGTCGCCATGGTTGCAGGGCATAAAGAGTACGCGACGCCCAAGGGCCGCAAAATCGACCCGACATTCGACATGGATCAATTCCGCCGCGACGTGTTCGCCATTCTGCAAGCGTCGGCCTAGCCATGGGCGCTATCGTCGACATCCACGGCAACCCCATCGAAACGGGGCAACTGGCCGAGCCGCAAAGCGCCGGGCCGAGCCTCGCCTATCTCAAACGCTACTACGCCGACCATCCCTCGCGCGGCCTGACCCCGCCGCGCCTGGCGGAGATATTGGAAGAGGCGGAGCGCTTCCACTTCATGCGCCAGTCCGAACTCTGGCTAGACATCCGCGAAAAGTGGGGCCACGCGGCAGCAGAAATGGGCAAGCGCGAACGCGCTTTATTGACGCTTGAGCGCCGCTTTGTCGAACCCGACAACGCCAACCGCGCCGAGCGCAAAGCCACCGCGTTTTTGAATGACGTGTTCGATTCCTTCTTTGCGGCGGGCGTGCCGTCCGACGAGGAAGCGCAGGACGCGCCGCACGTCGACAGCGTTATTTTGGGCTGCGCCGACGCTATCGGCCACGGCTTCAGCGCCCAAGAAATCGCTTGGCGGCGCGAGGGCAGCGAATGGATGCCCGGCGAGATCACGCACAGGCCGCAAACGTGGTTCCGCCTCGACGTGGCAACGCACAGCAAAATCCGCTTGCGCGATCTGAGCGCCGAGGGCGCACGGCTGCGCCCGGGATCTTGGATATTGCACAAGCACCGCTCGACCTGTGGCTACGTGTCGCGGCAAGGCTTGGTGCGTTCGCTCGCATGGCCCTATATCTTCGCCAACTACAGCATCCGCGACCTCGCCGAGCTGCTCGAAATCTACGGCCTGCCGATCCTGATTGGCAAACACCCCGCGCAAGCGACCGACACCGAAAAGCGCAAGTTATTGCAGGCCGTCACCGAAATCGGCCACCGCGCCGGCGGCATCGTGCCGGATTCGATGGCGGTCGACGTGCTGCTCCAAGGGGCGGGCGCGAACGGCGACGTGTTCAAGCAGATGATCGAATGGGCCGAAGCGACCGCCTCGAAACTCATCACCGGGCAGCATCACATGGGCGGCAAAACCGCCACGGAGGCGATTGAGCGGCGCGAAATCAAAGCCGACCTCATCACCACCGACGCCCGCCAAATCGACCAAACCCTGACGGCGTTCGGCTGGCTCATTTTGACGCTGAACCCGGCGGGCGTCGGCGTCGACCCTCGCCGCACGCCGCGCCACAAATTCGACACGGCGGAGGCGGAGGACGTGGAGCGTCTGGCGAAATCGCTGCCTCTGTTGATCGCCGTCGGCGCGGACATCTCCAAAAAATGGCTGTCGGAAAAAACCAAAATCCCGCCCGCCGAAAACGACGCCGACCGCCTCTCGCCGATGGCACCGGTCAACATCCCCGCCGTGGACGTGACCACCAAACAGGACATCAACAAGCCCGAACCCGCGCCCGCCGCGCTGGCGGGCAAGCCCTGGGCGCAGGCGCTGCTAGGCGGGCCCAGTAAGCGCCGCCCGCCCGCCGACCCCTCGCCCGCCGGGCTGTATGCCGAGCAGCTTGCCGAGCGGGCGGCAGGCCCGTTGGCCGAATGGGTCGCCGCGCTGAAACAGGCGGCGGAGGACGCCGAATCGCTGGAGGAATTGAGGGACCGGTTCGGGGCGATGTTCCCCGATCTTTCGCCCAAGCCGATGACCGAGGTGTTCGCCGAGGCCATGCTGGCGGCGAATCTGGCGGGGCGGTTGGATGTGAGCAGGGGGAGTTAATCATGGCTGAAAAATACGCCACCATCGTCATCGACCCGCCTTGGCCCGGCCCCGGCGGAGTGCCTGCGTTTGACGGGCAATCGGGTGAAGGCCGTTGCAAACTGAATTTGATCCCGTACTCGACGATGACCGGCATTCAAGTCGCTGGGCTAAACATCGACGACCTCGCCGCCGACGATTGCCAGTTATTTTTATGGGCCACGGGGCGGTCGGTCGGCGATGCGTTTTTGTTGTTGCAGCTATGGGCATTCAAATATCGCGGCATATTCATCTGGCAAAAGCCCGGCTTGGGCATGGGGCGGCATATGCGCAACCAAGCCGAGTTTTTATTATGGGGCGGGCGCAAGGGCGCGCCGTTAGTTGAGCCTAAAAACTGCCCCCGGCAGATTCAATGCTGGCCGAAACCTAAGCGCCACAGCGAAAAGCCCCCGGAGGCTTACGAGTTTATTAAGTCGCTTTCAGGCGGGCCAAGGCTAGATATTTTCGCCCGCCAAGCCCGCGACGGATTTGAGCGGTTCGGGAATGAGGCACCGGCATAAATGCCCCTAATCGCCTCCCCCGAAACGCTCAGCCTAGACAACGCGAAACTGCCGTTCGAGGAGCAAATCGCCTTTTTCAAAGGCAAAGCCGGGCTGCATATCCCGACGCAGCACTTCGACGACATCGCCACCGAGGAGCACGAGCACGCATTTGTCGTCGCCAACGCGCAAAAGGCCGATCTGCTGGCCGACTTTTACCACGCGGTCGAGACGGCGATTGCGGACGGCCAGTCCATTGACTGGTTCCGCAAACAGTTCGACGCGATCCAAGCCAAGCACGGCTGGGTTCACACCGGCGACGCCAGTTTCCGCACGCGGACGATTTACGATACCAACATGACGACCAGCTACGCCCGAGGCCGCGACGCGCAACTGGCCGACCCCGACCTGCGGGCCGTCCGCCCTTATCTCGAATACAACATCGGCCCAGCGGAGCACCACCGGGTAATACATCAATCATGGGCCGGCACGACGCTGCGCTATGACGACCCGTGGATCGAGGCGCACCGCCCCGTCAAAGCGTGGGGCTGTCATTGCTGGCTACGCGCCGTCCGCAACCCCACGCCGGGCCGCGACACCGCGCCCAAGGAATCGACCTATGAAGTCACCGACCGCCACGGCGTGCCGCACACGATCCCGATGGGCGTGGATTACGGATTCCACACCGATGGCTGGAAACCCGACCTGCGCGACTACCCGAAGCCCATCGCGGCGGATTTGAAAGCGGCGCTAAAGCGGGGTGACGATGCGTGAACTAATCCACATCGAAATTAAGGACAAGTCGGCGCTGCTGGCGCTAGACCAGATGCGCCGGGCCGCGATCAACCCGCGCCCGCTGCTGTTGGAAATCGGCGAGGACTTGGCGGCGACGACCAAGGCGCGGTTTGCGTCATCGACTGCGCCGGACGGCTCAGCCTGGAAGAAAAACTCAACAGCCACCATTGCCCGTTGGGTACATAGCAAAGGCACTGACAAGCACGGCAAATTGATCCGCCGAAAGGGCACAATCTCGAAAGACGGATTAACCCTCAGCAAGGCCGGCGATCGGCGCTGGGACAGCAAAAAGCCGCTAATCGGCCACTCGAAAATGCTCAGCCACACCATCGCCTACCAGCTACGCGGCAACCACGCGCTGCTAGTCGGCTCGCCGATGATCTACGGCAGCACGCAGCAGTTCGGCGCGGCCAAAGGCGAATACGGCGTCAACAAGCGCGGCGGGCCGATTCCGTGGGGCGTAGTCCCCGCCCGCCCATTTCTCGGCCTGTCGGCGGCGGACACCGCCAACATCGTCGCGCTGGCCGGCTCGTACCTGTCCGCCGTCTACAAAACGTAGGTCGGGTTAGGCGCGTCTGTTTGCGCCGTAACCCGACGCGACGCGCCCGCATTGTCGGGTTACGCTATCGCTAACCCGACCTACGCCGCTACGCCGTTTAGGATGCGCAACCGCCACAACGATAGCCCCCAAACCCGCCGAAAGCCGCAAAGGGTTTTCATGAAAGTTTCTGAAAGGCGTTTAAGGCCGGGTTTGCATCCGCAAGCGTTTTCGCGCTATCCTGCCCATCAATCCCCTAAGAAAAAACGGCGCTGAAATCTTTCAGCGCCGTTTTTGTTTTTATGCCGCGTAACATGCGGCCATGCCAAAAATTCAGCAACACATCGCCGCCCTTTCGTTCGCCCTGCCCGCGCAGCGCGGCGACGGCGCGATGCAAATTTTCCCAGCCGGGGAATTCGACGCGCCGCGCGGTGCGATGCAGGGCGCGGGGCCGTGGCGGATGAATGCGGAAGCGGCGGCGGCGCTAATCCAGAAAATTGACACGCTGCAAAACCCGATCCCAATTGATTACGAGCATCAACTGTTGCTGTCCGCTGAAAACGGCAGGCCCGCCCCTCTTGCCGGGAAGCTCCTGCGTGACGGATTCGAGTGGCGCGAGGGGCTGGGTTTTTTTCACGCCTCGCCCACATGGACCGCGGCGGCTAGAAGTTACATAGCAAGTGACGAATACGGTTTCGTTTCCGCCGTATTTTCCTACGATCCTAAAACCGGCTATCCGCTCGACCTGTACAGCGTGGCATTGACCAATCAGCCCGCCATCGACGGCATGGCCCCGGTCGTTGCCGCTTTGTCCGCCCGCCTAGCAGCCGCGTCATCCCCCCTTTTTAACCCCCCCACGGAGACCCCGATGGATGAAGAATTAGCCGAGTTTTTAGACGAGCTGCGCTGGATCGTGAGCATCCCCGCGCAGTCCACCGTCGCCGCTTTGCGTGCCGCGCTGCAATCGGCGCTGTCGCAACTGCCCGGCGGCCCGACCGCGAGCGACTTTGCCGCCGCCGTCTCCGCCCGCCGCCCGCTGAATTTGGGACAGGCCGTCGCGGCGCTGGCCGTCGGCAAGCCCGACCCGGCGCTGTTCGTGCCGGTCGGCGTAGTCGAGTCGCTGAAAAGCGAAATCGCCGCGCTGTCGGCCAAAGTGGCGGGCCGCGAAATCGATGAGCTGGTCGTCGCGGCTTTGGCCGGCGGTCAGCTACTGCCCGCGCAGGAAGTCTGGGCGCGTGACCTGGGTAAATCCAATCTGGCGCAATTGCGCTCGTACATCGACACCGCGCAGCCGATTGCCGCGCTGCGCGGAACGCAGACGAACGGCAAAAAGCCCGACGGCGAAGCGACCGATGGGCCGTCCGTGGCCGCGCTGAGCATCGTTAAACTGATGGGCATCTCACCGGAAAGTTACAAAGCCGGCGCAGATGACCTTAATCGCAGAATTGGAGGTGCGGCATGACCGCGTTGACAGCAGACCACAACACCCCGCAACTGGCGGACGGCCTGTATGGCGTGCCGGTCAAGGCGTCGGTGCATATTTACAAAGGCGCGTTGGTGGTGGCTAACGCCGGTTACGCGGCCCCCGCCACGACGGCCACCGGGTTGATCGCGCTAGGCCGCGCCGAGCAGAACGTGGACAATTCAACGGGCGGCAACGGCGATAAAAACGTCAACGTGCGCCCGGGCGTGTTCCGGTTCGCGAATTCGGCCTCAACGGACACCATCGCCCAGGCCGACGTGGGCGCGGATTGTTTCATCGTTGACGACGCCACCGTCGCCAAAACCAGCGCTACCAGCACGCGCTCGCGGGCGGGGAAAATTCAGGCGGTCGATGCGGTCGGCGTGTGGGTCGCCATCGGCTTGCAATACTAAGAGGCAAATAAAATGCAGATTACGCCAGACACTCTCAGCGTCCTAAACAACGGCTTCAATGCCGCGTTCATCGAGGGATTCAATGCCATCGGCTCAACGCCGAATTTGTATAAAGAGGTGTGCATGGAAGTGGCGTCCGCCGCCGCCCTTGAAAACTACGGCTGGATGAAAGACCTGCCGGGTATGCGCGAATGGGTCGGCCCGCGCTTGATTAACAATATGGAAGCGCAAGGGATGCAGGTCGCCAACAAGGAATATGAGCACGCGCTCGGCATTAAGCGATTCGATATTGAAAACGACCGGCTCAATATTTTTAGCATGGGTGTGCGGATGCAGGGCGAAATTGTCGCCCGTCATCCGAACGAGCTAGTGTTTGCCGAAACGCTGCTCAACGGCTTTACGAAAACCGGCTACGACGGCCAGTATTTTTTCGACAGCGACCACGTCGGCTATACGAATAAGGGCGTCGAGACCAGTTACTCGAACACCGGCGGCGGTTCCGGCGCGCCGTGGTTTTTGATGGATCTGTCGCGCACCTATATGCGCCCGTTAATCTGGCAGCTACGCCGCGCCCCTGAGTTTACGCCGTCGGTCAGTCCGGACAGCCATAATGTGTTTATGCTGAATGAGTTCCTCTATGGCGTGTATGCGGTCTATGCAGCCTCGTTCGGGTTTCACCAGTTGGCCTATGGCTCAAAAGACACGCTGAACCCGGCCAATTACGCCGCCGCCCGCACCGCGATGACCTCGCAGTTTCGCCCGGACGGCTCTGCGCTGGCCGTGCGCCCGACGCACCTAGTCACCGGGCCGAGCAACTTGGGGCTGGCCAAGGCTTTGCTTGAATCGCAGTTCAACAACTACGGCGCGAACAATATCTGGTACAACGATGCGAAAATTATCGAAGTGCCACAGCTAGGCTAACCCGGAGATTGCCATGCCATTACGCATCACATCCCGCCGCGACGGCTTTCGCCGTTGCGGCATCGCCCATCCCGCGACGCCGACCACGCACGCGGACGGCCAATTCAGCGCCGAGCAAATTGCGGTGTTAAAAGCCGAGCCTATGTTGATCGTGGAAGTTTTGCCCGATCCGGGAGCGCCTCTCAAATCGCTGCCCGAGCCGGAAATCGTCGAAACGGTCGAGGCCGTCAAGCCGGAGCCGGAGCCGGAAATCGTCGAAACGGTCGAGGTCACAGGCCCCGCCGAATCGGACGAAAAAAAGCCCCGGCCACCTAAAAAATAAGAATAAAACCCCGCAGCGACTCCCGGCTAACCGAGATAGCGGACGCACGGCTGGCCGGGCAGCCGTGGGCGTCCGCGCACGAATCCACCGAGCGGGCGATTACCCGCATAATAAGGCGGCGTAAAATCCGCCGGACGCGGCGCGAGCCGTCCGCATGAACTCCGCGTCCGGCAACCCAACCCAGGCGAGCGCATGACCCCCTACGCCACACTAGACGACCTCTACGCCGCATTTCCCCGCGTTGAAATCGACCGCCTGCTAGACAAAAACGGCACCGGCAACCCCGACGATGCAACGCTGGCCATGGCGCAGGACTACGCGACCGCGACCATCAACGCCACCGTCGGCAACCGCGTCCAGCAACTGCTAGACGACCCGGAAAAATTGGCAATGCTGAAATTCCCGGCGGTCGATTTAATGCGCTGGCGACTCTACGGCTCAAAAACGACGGAGGAGGTGCAGGCGCGGTTTGACGCGGCCATGACGACATTAAAAAACATCCGTGCCGGCCTGTTAGACATCGGCCAAACCGCAGGCACGGACGCCACCGCCGCCGCCGAGTCCACGATCCAAATCCTAAAAGCCCCGACACGCTGGGGCGACGGCTATTTCTGATGGCCCGCAACCTAATCCAACGCACCGAGGACGCACTGCTGAGCGAAGCCAAAGCGGCGACGCGCGGCCTATGCCACACGTATGCGACCTGCCCGGCGGACTGGGATCAAGCCATCGCCGAGCAGCTATTGCAAGCCGCGCCGGCGGTTTATTGCGCATTTCTTCGCTGGCGTAAACGCGAGGGCTATTACGCCGGGCCGAAAAATGCCGAATTTGCTCTATATATATTGATAGCGGATGGCACCGACGAGATGCTGCGGCGGCGCGGCGACGCCTACGCCATCGGCGCGTATGGACTGGCCGAAATGATCGACGCGGCAATTGACGGGTGCGCCCTGGTAGATGCCGACGCCAATGCGCTAGGCACGCCGAGCGTGGACGGCCTGGACAACCTGTTTACGGTGCCGCTGTGGGATCTCGGCGCGACCTGCTACGGCCTGAGCGTGTCCATTTTGCTGCAACCCGACCCGCTGCCCAACCCCGACGACCTCGCCAGCGACATGCCTCCGGGCCTGATTGATCGCGTGCATACGGACTGGGACGTGCCGCCGCTCGCCAATGCCGCCGCCCACGCCCGCTGGCTGGCCGGCGACCGCACGACATTGCCGCCCCCTGACGCGCAGGACGACGTGGCATTATGAGCGAGCATGGGTCATACCGCGCCGTAAAAGAAGTCATGGCGGAAAAATCCAAACCCAAAAACAGGGTTGAACTTTTGCAGGACTTGGCCCATTTTGAGCGGCTGTTAGCGCTACGTCCCCACAACACGGCTACAATGACTGTGGTTGAAAACCTAAGAGAAAGGCTGGGCGCGGCCAGCGCCGAGGTCGCCGAGGTCGCCGAGGTCGCCGAGGTTGCCGTCAACGGCTTGGCGCATTATCAAACCCCGGCGGTAGATGTTGGCCGGTTGAACGATTGGGCAGATTTGATTTGACTAAACCTAACGAAAACGCTCAGGCGACGCAGGCCACCAGAGCCGAAAAGAGAAACAAAAGTGGACAACATAACCAACCTTGAACAAAGCCCCGTCGTGGCCCGCGGCCGCCTGGAGCAGCTTTTTAGGCTTGTTGATTGCCCGTTTTGCGGGCCATCAGGCTCTCTTTTTGTCGAGCCATCCATTACTATCAGTCTCGGCAAGAGACTGCCGCTAGACGATCCAAAAACATGGTGGTAGGTAAAATGCACAGCTTGCGGAACTGATGGCCCACTTGGGAGGCCGAAACAGGCAGCAATATCGGCGTGGAATACACGGGCCTAACGCTGGCGGTGTGCGCCCCCGGCCACCGCGAAACTTGAACGGAGAACCGAACATGCAAACCACAACCGAAACACCAAGCGCAAACGTGGCCGGGGTGCGCCCGACCGGATTGTTAGACGTTCAAACCGCGCCATTCGAGTTGCTATGCGGTTGTGTCGCAGTAGTATTTAGCCAAACCGAAGAGATGCGATTGGGAAAAATGCGGCCAGAACAGGCTCAAGAATGGGTACACGCAGCAATCAGAGGATGCAGACGAGACAGAATTGTTTTGGCTGATTGCGAAAAATGCAACGGCACAGGGCTGGTCGTCTAACGCCGAGTTCAGCGGGCCGCGCCCTGAACTGGACTCCGAAAACAACAAACAAACCTGCGGGCGCGGCTCCGCTGAAACTGAGGGTTAGAACACATGCCGGACATGGGACACAAAGAAGACCCCACGCGAAGAACCAGGGCGGAATCGATCATTCGTAAAAAATACCCTGTCTTAATGAAAAACTCGGCAGGTTGGAACCGCGCAGTCAATGCACAGATGCGCAAGAATGGGTTCTAACGACCAGTTCAGCGGGCCGCGCCCCGCTGAAAACTGGAAAATTGAAACGACCTAGCGGCGCGGGTGCGCTGGAACGGGACGGTTAGACATGGCGCTTAATACACCACAACATGCAAGGTGGCTCGAACTACAAACGCTGTGCAAAAACTGCAAACTGAAACACTTGGCCCTTCGAGAATGCAACTTTAAGAAAGGCGGAGAAATGCACAGAGGGGCAAATGGCGAGGCGATAATAGACAAATGCGCCGGTTATGATCCTGTCGTCTAACGCCATGCCGGTAAGCGACCCGCGCCACACCGCAAAAACTAAAAACACCACGCCGCGTTGTGGCGCGGGTGCGCTTGACCGGCCTGTTAGGCGCTCTGGTGCAATTATTAGGATGTGCGCTTGTGGCACTCGACAATGGCCCCCTGTACCCTGCCTGGATATTTTTACCAATGGAGCGGTAAACTTTGCCCATTGCGATATTTGCGGAAAAACATGGGACACTGACCGCCTAATCGAATTGCCGCCTAACGCCGAGTTCAGCGGGCCGCGCCCTGAACTGGACTCCGAAAACAACAAACAAACCTGCGG